CAAAGGAAGGCGATCTGATTTATTTTCCTTTAAGTGATACAATATTCGAAATAAATTTTGTTGAACATGAAAACCCATTTTATCCGTTGGGAGCCAGATATACTTATGTCTTGACTTGTGAGACATTTACCTATTCACACGAAGAGTTCGAAACCGATCAAAGTTTTATTGATGATATTCAAACTGAACAGCACACACAAGGGTTTGAGCTTTATATGAGTTTAACTGGCGGAGTTCAAAACTATATTGATGGCGAATTAGTATTTCATATATCTGGTAACGGAGCGGATGGACCAACTGAAGTTTCCATAGAAAATGCCACTGGAATAGGAAGGGCATACTTATGGAGTGTTAATAGAGACAATTTATTAATAGTTGGAGATAGATCTGGCACCTTTACAATTGAACCAGGAGAATACATCTACGGCATAAGTAGTGGTGCAATTGGCGAAATATCCGAATATGGTAGTCTAAACCTTTTATTACCAACTAGTCCAGAAACCAATACGGATCTACTGGATAATATTGAATTAGCGAAAGAAAAAGAAACTGATAACATTTTTAATTTTACAGATATTGATCCATTCTCAGAAGGCAAATATTAATGTTTGATTATTATTACAACCGCTCTTTAAGAAAATTAGTTATTGCCTTTGGATCTTTATTTGATGAACTTTATGTTGAAAGATATGATTCAACTGATACTTCACAGGCAAAACTAAGAGTACCAATATCATATGGCTCAAAGGAAAAATTTATTAGAAGAGCACAGGAACAAAGTGGGATAAGTGATAATACTAAAATTCAATTGAGTCTACCCAGACTTGGTTTTGAAATTTCATCCATAGATTATGATCCAACACGACATTTAAATAAATTAAATAAAAGAGTACTAAGAGAAGACGGATCTGACATAAAAGAAATGTATCAGGAAGTTCCCTATAATGTTGGATTTTCCTTGTTCTCTTATACTAGAACAATGGAAGACAATCTACAAATCACAGAACAAATTCTCCCTCAATTTGCTCCAGAATTCATTGTTTCATTACAGATGAATGAAATTGACACCGCATTGGATGTTCCTATATCTTTGACAAATTTTTCTATGCAGGAAACATATGATGGTAATCTACTGGATAGAAGAATTATTGCTTCTAGTTTTAATTTTTTATGTAAAACTAGATTATATTCTAGCATTAAACCTTCTATCGCAGTTTCAAATTCAAGTATAACGGTAGATGAATTTACCGAATCTGACGATATCTTTTATACGTTTACCGCCGGAGTGACGGGATCTATAAATGATTTTTCTAGTGGAAAGGTAACATATGAGTGATGGTAATAATATGCAGTTTGAAAAAATTAGCAAAGTTCTAGATGTTGAGTTCGAAAAGCATCTGCCAATACAAGAAGAAATAAAAACAATATCAACAATAGAAAACACACAGGAAAAAATAGATACAGATTATAGTAAAGTTAGAAAAAATTTATATGAATTAATTGATACAGGTAAAGATGCGGTTCAGAGTATATTAGATGTTGCAAAGGCAGGAGATTCTCCTCGTGCATATGAAGTGCTTTCCCAATTAATAAAAACTGTTGCGGATGTAAATAAAGATATATTAGAAATACACGAAAAGGCAAAGAAAATTAAAGAAGACAGTTATAACCTAACTCAAAAAAATACAACCAACAATACAATCTATGTTGGCTCTACTTCTGAATTGCAGGATTTGATCAATCCTACTCGTAGTTCTGGTAAAAATATAAAGAAAGTATAATATGGCTACTAAAAAACATGAAGGCTATTTAGGTAATCAAAACCTAAAAGCCGCTGGTGTGGAATTACAATTTACAAAAGAACAAATAGATGAATATTTAAAATGTGCTAAGGATCCAATTTATTTTATTAAAAACTATGTAAAGGTTGTATCTCTCGATAAAGGTCTTATTCCTTTTGAATTATATGATTATCAGCAAGAGTTAGTTGATATTATTCATAATAATCGTTTTGCCATAGCAAAACTACCAAGACAGAGTGGCAAGTCAACCACAATTGTTTCTTACATTCTACATTATGTTTTGTTTAATCAAAATATGAATGTGGCAATTCTTGCTAACAAGCAAAATACTTCCAGAGAAATTCTATATCGTCTCAAACTTGCCTATGAATATCTCCCTCTTTGGTTGCAGCAGGGTATTGTTGAATGGAACAAGGGTTCGATTGAACTAGAGAATGGTTCTAAGATTATAGCATCATCCACCTCTGCATCTGCAATCCGTGGTGGTTCATTTAACATGATCTTCTTGGACGAATTTGCTCACGTTCCGAATAATATAGCAGAAGAGTTCTTTAGTTCAGTTTATCCTACAGTAACCTCTGGACAGACAACTAAAGTTCTTATGGTTTCAACCCCAAATGGTTTGAATTTATTCTATTATTATTGGAAAAACGCTAATAGAAAACCAGGAGAGAAGGGAAAGAACGAGTACATTCCATTCGAAGTACATTGGTCTCAGATACCACTGTACCCAGGGGGACCCCTGCGAGATGAGGAATGGAAGAACAAACAGATTCAAAATACTAGTGAACAACAATTTCAGACAGAATTTGAATGTGACTTCATCGGTTCTACCAATACACTGATTAGTTCTTCAAAATTACACTCAATGGCATGGGACAGCCCATTAAGTAAAAACAATGATGGAATGTTTATATACGAGGAACCTAAACCAGGGCATACTTATATCACTACTGTAGATACTGCGAGAGGACAGGGAAAGGATTATAGTGCTGCGGTTGTTATTGACATTACTGCACCTCCCTATAAAGTAGTGGCAAAATTTAGAAATAATATAATATCACCAATGGTTTATCCTACAGTTTTGAGATCTTTGGGAAAGAAATACAATGAAGCATATATGCTTATCGAATCTAACGATATCGGTGGTCAAGTAGCAGATGTATTATATGAGGACTTAGAATATGAACATATGGCATACACTGTATATAAAGGTCGTGCAGGACAAGTAATTAGTTCAGGTTTCGGTGGGGCTAATATGCAAAGGGGCGTGAGAACTACAGTTCCAGTCAAAAAACTTGGCTGTTCAGTTCTTAAGAGTCTAGTAGAAAATGATAAATTGCTGATCCCAGACATAGATATTATCAACGAAATGTACACATTTGTTGCAAAAGGTCAGTCATATGAAGCGGATGACGGACATACAGACGACCTTATGATGTGTCTTGTTCTTTTTGGCTGGCTTACCAGACAGGATTATTTTAAGAATCTTACAGAAAGAGACGTTAGATTAGACGTATATCAAGAAGAAATTCAAAGATTGGAAGATGAGGTAATGCCATTTGGTTTTATATCATATGCGGAGTTAGATGATGATACTCCGGGGTGGGACAAAGTGAATACATCAATTTCCTAAATATAATTTAGTTTCATATATAGGAGTCAAAGATGGCTTTACCTTCAGTTACAGTTCAAATTTCGGAAGATTCCTTTCAGGTTTCATCTGGTGAAGCCGTTAGTACATTTTATGCTGGCGCGGTTCTTTCTGGCATGACATTAATAAATGCACTAGGCACAACAGCAGAAGTAAATCAAAAATATATGGTAATACCAAGTATTGACAATTTATGGTCAAGACTAAATTTAAATTCAGGAAATGGGTCAGGTGAAATATTTGACGGATTTTCTGGTGGTCAGGGAGCAGAATATCCAATTAGTACCAGTGAAACCCGTTGGCCCAAAGGACCAACAGGTGATTGGAAAACTGTTTTCTATACTTTAGAAACAGTAGCATCATACGGTGCCCAAATCTATGCGGGTACTACATCATCAAATCCATTTAGTACAAGTGACTTAAAAGTAAATTGCATATTTGATGCTGATGGTTCTAGTGATGCAAATTTATCTGATATTTTAACAAATAGATCCAGTGATGTTTTAGCCATACACAGTACAATAGACAAGGGAGCCACTGCCAATCCTGCAACAAAATATCATGTATTTGTATATGGCACTAAAGAAATCATCCCAAGGGGAAGTAGTATAGAAAGAGAAACCGAATTAGGCGGTCCTATGCAAATTCCACTTTCTGCTGATTTGGTTGGATGCCTCGCTAGAACCTTTAGAATAGCAGAACCTTGGTATTCTCCTGCTGGATTTACAAGAGGAACTATTAATAATGTATATCGTCTGGTTTCGCCTTTAACAGCATCTGAGGCAAACACTTTATACAATAATAAAGTAAATCCAGTATTATCTTTTCCAAATGAAGGAGTCCTATTGTTTGGAGATAAAACAGGTGGTACAGAAAGAATAGGAGAAGTTAATTTAATTCTATATCTACAAGAACAAATTGGAATTATTGCCAGACAGTCATTGTTTGAAATTAATAATACAGAAACTAGATTAGCTTTTGTAAATAGAGCAACTTCTGTATTGCAGAGTGTTCAAAACCGATTTGGTATAACTGAATATAGTGTAACATGTAACGAAACAAATAATACACCAGAAGTAATTGCAAATGGAGACTTTGTAGCAAATATAACATATAAACCACTACATAGTATTAAGACAGTTAGTATAACATTTACTAGTGCCAGTGAAGATCAGATTCTTACTACCGGAGAGTAATAAATGTCGTTAAACTTAACCCTTAGAGATTTTAAAGACAGAGTTGGTCTTGGTACTAGAGCTAATCGGTATAAAGTCATAATGAATATTCCAAGTGGTGGTAGGTTTGGAGTAGAAGTTGCCGCTGCAACTCTACCCGAGTCCGAATTGCCTGCCATTCCAGTTGCATTTAGAGGTCGTATATTAAAAATACCCGGAGATAGATTGTATAAGCCGTGGACATTTACTGTTTACGATAGTCCATATAATATAGAAGTGGCATCAAAAACTGGGTGGAAAGCTTTACATGATTGGAGTAACTCTATAAATAATCATGTGAGTAATATTACCGCTTGGGATCCTGATAATCCAAATTCGGGTCCTGGTGTAGCAGATTGGGAAATTCATCATTATGATTTGAATGGTAATGATGTTCTTAAAAAGATGAAATTGTGGAATTGTTGGCCCAGTAGTGTAGGCGATGTAGTTTTAACTGCCGGTGGTATGGACCAATTACTTACATTTCAATGTACAGTTGAGTATGAATATTTTACATATGAGTGATAACGGAGAATAAAATGGCTTTAGATTTTTTTGGGTTTTCCATCGGAAGAAAAAGTAAAGAAGAGCAAATAGAGCAAAACATAAAGCAAGAGTCTTTTGTTTCTCCAGATGAATATGATGGTGCTCAAACACTAAACACAGGAGGTTTCTTAGGAACCTACGTTGATTTTAGTGGAGGTGTACAGAATGAAAACCAGTTTATCCAAACATACAGAAACATTGCTCTATACCCAGAAGTTGATATGGCAATCGAAGATATTGTCAATGATTCTATTATAATGGGCACTGATAGAAAGCCTGTAAAATTAAATTTAGATAACACCGGATTTTCCGAAAATATAAAAAACAAAATTCAAAAAGAGTACGATAACGTATTACGACTATTGGATTTTCCAAATAGAGCATATGAAATTTACAGAAGATGGTATATAGACGGAAGAGTTTACTATCATCTTA